TATTTAAAAAAATTAATAAATATCAATACAAAACTAATTTAACATCACATAAGGATTGGCAAAAAACTCTTTTTAAAGATAAAAATAATGACGTTACAATGAATCAAGTTTTTTCTAAAATTGATTTAGCTACTGTAGAATATAACAAAATAAAAAGCATAGATCTTATTTTTGAAAAATTTTTAAAAATATTAATTGACTGTCCTTTTATTCCCTATCAAATTAATTCTAAAATATCACTTCATTACTATGAGTATAATAAATACTCAGGAATAAATTGGCATGATGATGGTCCTTTTACTTTAAATTATTCTTTTTATATTCATGACGAATGGGATGAAAATTGGGGTGGAGAAACTTTAATAGATACAAACAGAGGAATGCCTTTATGTTCTACACCTATTCCAAACTCATTATTAGCAATTAAAAATGGTATTCGTCACAAAGTTAATTGTGTAATTGGACCTAAGAAAAGAAAAGTATTACAAGTAAGAGGGGTATTTTTTGAAAATAACGAATAATATTATTCGTAATCTCTCCAGGTTTGACCTTTAGTTACAGTTCCAGCATCATCATCATTAGCTTTAGCAGTATCAAATTTAGCTTTAGCTGCTTCTATTTCAGTTTTTCTAGTTTCAGCCCAAGTCAATAAAGCTGATATAGTTGTAGATCCAACAGCATCACTTGTTGAAGATAAATTTGTATTACTTGTCATGTTACCAGTGCTAGCGTCTTTATTTTGAATTTCATTTTGACCTACAAGATTGTTCCATAAAACACAATGCACTGTATTAGGAATAGCTGGCATAGAGCTTCCTTTATCTTTCCATTCAATAAGAAAAGAATCATCTACGTTTATCTGATCTCCATTTAAAATTACTATTTGTGTTGCCATGTGTATCTCCTAATGCTTTATAATATAGTTAACCACCACATAAGGTGAAAATGAATTTGTTCCTGCTGCTGTTACAGTTCCTGTTAAATTGGTTGATACAGCCACTGTTCCAGTTAATGTTCCAGATAAAGTATGAGAGTGATTATGTCCAGTTCCTGAACCTGCGTTAGTAGAGTCTCCAATAACACCAGATCTAGGGCCTGATTGATAATTATAAGGACCACCAAATTGAGTTTGATCGGCAAATAAACCACCTATACCTCCACTATGAGCATGAGTAGCTAATTGAGCAGTTGTTAAAGATGTATTACTAATAGCACCTGTAACTGTAACCGCTTGGTTATTAGTTGTAGTGCTTGAAGCAGCTTGGTTATTAGTTAAAGAAACCGTAACTGTGTTTGCTCCACCAGTTCCTGCTAAAGCATAAGTACTACCATCATAACCTTGTGGCATTTTACCTTGTAAATTTGGAACATTAAATGTTGTTGAACCATTGCCTGCTCCATATGTTGTAGAAATAATTGCAAATAAATCTGCATAATCTGTTCTTGAAATAGCACCTCCATCACAAAGAACATAACCTGCCGGTGCAGTTGCTTTACCCCAAGGCTTAATTGCGCCTACTTCACTTCTGTTTACTATATCTTGTAAGTTAGCCATTAGTCGTTATATTTCAACCTCCACCCATTTGTTGAA